ATTTGCCCGAACCGGAGGTTTGTATTTGACAGAAATGAACTCTACTGTCTTCTATACTTCTACCATTTGGTATTTGAACAAAGTCTTTTACAATTTGTCCTAGTATTACAAAACAACTTAATGCGGCAGGTATATCGTTTTTATACGAAACCTTCACAGCATCCTCTTGAAAACGCCTAATAAAATTAGGCAATTCATTGTTAAACGCTTTTGTGTTTTCCTCAAGTTGATTGTGGTATTCTTCTTCTTCTTTACTCATTGGTCTTTCTTCATAATTTATATCTTCATTCATATTTTCACCTTCTCTTCCGAGTGTAGAACATCCAAGATTCTTCGGGCTAAGGTTCTTCCTATACCATCTAGTTCTTGAAGTTCTTGTTCTGTTTGTTCGCCTATTTCCATAATTGAACCGTATTTTTTGATAAGGGCTTTTGCCTTATCTGTTGATACTCCCTTTATTGTTATTAGAGTATCTACTCTCAAATCATCTGTTGATATTCTCTTAAATATCTCCGGCTTGATTACCTCCCTTTTGATAGGCTTCATTTTACAAATGGAGGCTATTATCAGTGCCGCTTCTTGTTCCGTAGATACCCAAAATGCCTTTGCATCGGTATCTAGTGTTATTCTACCAATAGCCCCAAGAAACCTACTTCTAAGTTTATTAGACCAATTAGCGTGTTGTGCGTTAGTAAATGTTTTATTTGTCTTAATGTATTTTTTATATTGAGTAACTCCTTCATCAATACTACCATAGATAATAACTACATTAGTTTGGTAGTGTCTATCCATGTTATCTAGTTGAGTCCAAAGTCTCTTATTCATTACTGATGCTAAAAAATCGTGTGCTGACTTAGCCTCAAAACATACATCATCGTAAACATAATCTCCTACTTCTATCCACTTTTTTTCATAAGGCACTTTCATTTTTAGTGCCTCACTCTCTACCCACTCTACAAGTTTAGAGCCTTTCTTCTCTCTACTATCTATTACTAACACTATGCTTCCTCCGCATGTTCGGGGTATCTCCAACACTTACCAACACAGTAGCCATTAGGTATCAATACAGTCTTACAATGAGGACTACTATAATTACCATGCACAGTAAATCTAGCATGTTTTCTAGTCTCTCTCTCATCCCAATCTAACCATATTTCTTCGTTAGTTTCTACTAAGTGTCTTATCTCATCTACAATGGCATCAAGTATTTTGTTCTTATCATCATGACTTTCTACATTATTACAACCGGATAGTAAATCTCTATACCATGAAACTAGATATGCTCTAGCCATGTGAGAGGGATTCTCGGTCATAATAGCATTATGTAAACAAGGCAACATAGGTAGTCTACCTGTTGTTTTAGGAACACTTATCTCACCGTTTACTTGTTGCATAGGCGGTGCTTCGGGGAATACAACCAAGTTTTTACCACTTATTCTAAATGGTATTTTTCTAGGTTTTTTTGCTAACTCAAGTATCTCATCAATTGGTTTGTCTAAATCAGTTTGAAGTAAAGGTATACAAAAATATGGATTACCATTTTCATCCCTAGAACTCATGTTTACTGTATTAGGTATTCTTCTAAGTCTAGTTGCTTGGCCAACCCTATCATCAAGGGTTATATCATTACCAACTCTACTTATCAAGTATGTCTTAATCTCTCTAAAGAAAACCTGTATGTTTCTAATCGTATCTGTAACCTCACCAAAAACAAATAGGTGAAAACCTCTACCGGAAAAGAAAAGAGTATATTGATAACCATTCTCAATAACATAAGTCATAACAACATTGACATCTCTCCATGCTTTTTCGATACTTTCACCATGAGCATCGAAGTCAAGAAAGATTCTATCAAGTATAACTGATGAATCTATCTTGGCCTTTTCTGCAAATTCAGCAAAATCATAAACACTAGTGTAAACATTAGTCCTATTATTTTGAGCCTTTACATAACTCAAGTATTCCTCTTTACTTCTTACTATTCTTCTTGGTAGTGGAGGGGCGTTCTTCATTTGACTCCCCGACCACACTTCTCTCGGAAACTTCATTTTTATTACCACCAAAATTAACTGTTGCGTTATTTAACATATTTCTCACTGTATTTGCTACTTCTGCTCTAAGAGAAATCATTACAGTTTCTCTCATTACATCTTCAAAGACATGACCAACAAAAGTCTCTTTGATTCTAATTTCTCTAATTAAATCAAATCTTTCTGTTAGTTTCATCTCTCCATAAATATCACTAGCAAGATTTTCTATTGTTTCTTTTAGATTAGATATTTCATTAAATGTCCAATTTTTCGCTAATACTTTTTGTTTTATTATTTCGTTCATATATTCACCTTCTTGAAAACAATCATGTAAGGGGTGTAGTTTTTGTTGAGTAAAATAGTATGCTCGCACTCCTCACCTTCTAACCTTTGAGTTTTTACCCACTCACTAACTTCATTGAATAAAGGAGTAACCTTAGTCACATCATTAGCATTCAAATCTATTCTAGCATATCTTTGTCCGTTAGGCGACCTAGCAAAATTAACTTCTATGTTTCCGTTATTAAACTTATAATTCATTCTTGCATCACCCCTGTATGATACAAGAGCCTTTCTATTTTACTAAGCACTTCATCACCGTCAATAACATAACCTTCATACTTTGTCCAAATCGCTCTTAGGTTCTTCACAAGTTTGTCTGTGTCAATCATATTATCACACCCATGAATCCTCTTCGGCCGCATCACACAAACTAAAGTAACTACAATGAGAACAGGTCTTAAAGAAAAACTTAGTTGGAAATGACTTCTGTTCGTAGGCATGAATCAACTTAGCAATATTTTTCAATACTGACTTCATCGTTCTAGCCTTTGCTTCTTCTGCAAATACATAATTGGAGACAGGATAATACCAACCCCAATGTGTTACAGGAACATTGGGTTGTAAGCCATTTTTAATTAACACTTCATCTTCTGCATTCTCTATAAGCATTTGATAGAAAGCCATTTCCTTTCTCATCATTGTTGCCTTGTAATCTTTCCATGCTCCTGTCTTATATTCAAAAGGAACATACCCATCATTCTCCATGAAAATTCTATCTATGATACCTTGAATATGTATTTTGTAGTCCCTACTTAATGGAAACTTAGGGTTAGTATCAGCAGGTATTGTTATTTCTGCGTCAAATAAACCTTCGTTACATACAGGCAAATACTCATCTACCTTATCTTCTGCCTTAGCATCTAAAAAGCGTTCTGCTTCAAATGCCGCCACAGTCATAGATATGTCAAAGTATTCATCAATAGGTGTCAAACTTGCACAATAATCATGTAACTCGTCTGCTGACATATGTTCTGCTTTCTTGATGTCAAAATCATCAAAGAAGTTTTCTCTATGAATATGCAAGATTGTTCCTTTACGCATTGCTTCTGTTTGGTCTTGCGGTAATCTTTGAATATAACTAAAGTTATACTTCTTAGGACACCAATCAAAACTACCTAAAGACGATTTACTTATCTTCAATATAGGTTCTGTTGGGTCATCATAATTTTCCGGCTTCCAGTCATAAGTATATTCACTCATGCTTTTTAGTATTACATCATATTTTTCATCGTTATTCATTTTAATTCCCCTCTCGGTTTGCTTATTCCACCTGCTAATACCCAATTGTTGTGTTCTTCCCTGTTTTTATAATTCCAAATTTCCCATTCAAGAAAATCAATTGTCATTAATAGATGGTCTATAAATGAAAATTCACCCAAATGGTTTTCTGTATCTTCATAATCTTTCATCATTCTCTCTTTTAATTTGTTTAATTCTTCTCTATTCAAAACCATTCCTCCAATTTAGTTTGTATTTTACCCGTTTTAATATTAGACAAATCCCAATTCATAGCCTTATAAATCGGTTCTGCTTTCTTTATTACTTGGTTTGCATAATGTTGATAATCGGGTTTATACTTATCAAAATCAACATAGCGTGAACCTGCAACATAATCTACTGTTTTTACTTCCTTCGTAAGTGGGTTAGTATATGTTTCGTTAGACCTTACTTTTAGATACAAATAAGAATCATCGAAGTTAATGCCATTTTGTTTGGCATGAACAACTCCTGCAATACCCGAACCTATTGAGGGTCTTCTACCTTCTAATGTAGTAAACTTAGAAGTGTCTTCTCCGCACTTCAAACACCACTTGATAGCAAGACATTCATGTAACTTGTGTTTCTTTCTACAGCCATTACACTTTACAATAAATCTATCTTCTCTAAGTCTGCTTCTTTTGATAATATCCTCAATAGGAATAATGCCATTTAGCACACTATTGTATTTATCATGTAGATATTTATTAATTTCAGTCATTGGCTTTTCATTCACCCACATTGTCAATACATCAGTTTGAACTCCCTTAGCAAGTTTAGTCTCACTAACTCTCTTAGCAGTAAAACCTGTCATTACAAACTCCGGCTCGTCTAACCACTCACCGTCTTTCCATGTAATCATACCTGCATTTCTGTTCTTAGTTGTGCCAACACCTAATGCCGAATAGTATTTTTCAAACTCTAATACGACAGGGTGTTGTTTCAATCCCATGACATTAGGAAAATGCTTTCTTACACTATCCTGTATGTCTGCACAAATCATCTGTGCTTTCGCTACAGAATCTATTTGCACATAGATTGAATCCGTGTGTCCGTAAACTACTTTCATTTATTCATCCTCCGACATAGCGAGAAAGACATCTAAGGCATTAGGTAATTCTTCTATTATAATAGCCCTAATAGTATCTCTTAAGTTTATTTGCTCATCGAGAACTACATCTCCCACTCTCCAAGCGATAGACTTTTTTATGTTGTTAAATGCTTTTTTATCGTTAATAATAGCCATTGCTATTTTTTGAGCATTATCTGTCATGTTAATCACTTATTTAGTCTTATTAAGTAAGAATGAAAATTGACATCGTAGCCGTTAGCCTTCTTTGTTAGGAACTCTTGTATCTCTAAAACAGCCCGTCTAACTTTGTTGGCATCTTCGATTTCTTGACTCATATCATCTAAGTCATTCTCCAATACTCTAATTTTTTCTTCTAGCCTTTTTGTTTCATTTAGGCTAAACTTTTCTAATTCTTCTATTCTCTTTTTCATTTTTTCATTATTCATATTATCACCGTTACTATGGTTATGATGGTTATGATGTTCACGATATTTACCATCATCAATATCTTATTGCTTCTTGCTATCATAGCAAGCAAGTCTTCTAGGAGTTCATTGGTTTTGTCCATCATTGACAAATTTATCCACTCCTTGAGTTATCTCTACAATAGTTGCTCTACGCTTTAGATTCGTCAGCATTTCTATTATGTCATTGATGTCCTTTTCAGTTTCCTTCCAAGTTTCTTCTGTGTCATAATCTACTTTTGCTATTACATATTTTGTATATTTCACATAAATTCCTCCTCAAACTTTTTTATTTTGTTCTTCATTAGTGTGTTAGAGCCTTTATATCCTTTTACTAGTTTTCTTAACTCCTCTACTTCCTTCTGCGTCTTTTTTGCTTTAGTCATAGAAGACACTACAATATCTTTCAATTCACTGATTTTTTTATCAAGGATTTTTTCGATAATGGGTTCTATACCCTTTGTTATTTGATGTTGGACTTCAACTTCAATAGTGCTATGTAATACATCAATTGAAGTTTTTAAGTTCTTAACTTCTTTATCCATATTTTCCATCGTCGTTATTGCATCCTGTGTTCTATTAGACATAACTCTATATCTATTCTTTCCTTTCTTTCCCCTACAATCGGGGCATATTGTTTCTCTTGATTTCAAAGAGAACTTTCTAAAGTTCTCTCCACATTCTCTACATAATACTGTCATACTCATTTTTATTCCTCTTCACATTTTCTTTCGTCTAGTAAATCTAAGAACGATTGATGTTCACAAAATTTACAACTATATTTACCTTCAAACTCCGGCCTACATTTCATAGGTGTTTTGCATTTCATACTTCCAACTCCTTTGCCTTGAATGCGGCCAATCTGATAGCCTCCCTCGCACTTGCTGTGATGGAGGCGGCTAGGTCTACATCAGCCCAACCGAAGCCCTGAAACGCCAATACACCGTAAAATGAGGCCATCAATCTCTTGACCGCCATTTGGTTATTATACCACTTGACATAATCAGTTTGATTACTAGCACTTTTCATTCTTTTCTTGTAATCGTTTCTTAACTCCTTTAACTCAAGAACCGCTTTAGGTAATAATCCTAATTTATCAGTCTTAAAGTAGAACATTCTATCACCTATCGGCTCGCTGAAATCTCTTGGTGTTAAGATATTAACTGCAAAGGCTGTCGGTTCTTCGCTCTTAGTTTCCCAAGATATATTTCTAGCGACCATCATGGATGGATATAGACCGGCAAAATCAAATGCCGCTACATTAAGATGTAGACCGTTAGTATCTTCACTAAGCGGGTCATAAATCATAGCCCCTTCATACTCTTTTCTATCAGCACTCTTGATACCTGTTGGTGCTTTCCACCAAGCATTTCTCATAAAGTAAATAGAACCCATATGTGAAGCGTAGAAGCAAGCCTTGAAAGGTGCTTTTAGTAATCGTTGTAAAGATATTATTGCTTCACTACAAAAATTAGTTTCGTCTATCTTAACTAATAGTTCTACATCTACTAGAGCATATTCTAAATATGCTCCTGCATCTTCTAGCCATGCTCTACGATAGAATTCATTAGGGTCATCGAACTTAGTATTCATTTCTTTACCTTCATTGAATAATATCTTAGAAACATAATCAAGACTTAGTGATGGTAATGTTCCTCGTTGTGAATCATTCCATTGTCTTTCAAACGCTAAGTCTAAGTTAAGAGTTAATCTACCACCGATAGGTTGTTCAATTGGTGAATAGCCATCTTGTCTATTAAAACTACATCTATCTTTTAGTTGCTTAACTCCATCTATCTTATGATAAGGTGACATAACCAAAGGATTCAAACCTAAAGCACATGCTCTATCCAATAACTTAGGTAAGTCGAACTTAAGACCAAACCACGCAATTAGCATATCGGGGTCTTTAGCCATCATAGTTCCCATGAAGTGTTCAAGCATTTCTTTTTCACTACCATAATAATATCTTACAGTAGTTTTTGATAGTGTGCTTTGAAAATCACCACTAACCTCAACATCACTAGGATGCCATACCCACTGGTAATATTTCTTATCATAGTTATCATACACTACAATAGTAGTAATGCAACCATCATGTTCTCCACTTTGTTGCCATTCCATATCCCAATACCATTTACGCATATTATATTCGGGCATTTCATCAACTTCATCAACAGCGTATCTAAATGTATATGGCACATCAGCCTCGTATGTTTTACTAAAGTGCTGTCTAGCCTTATGAATATCAAAAGACTTTTGCACATATACACGCTTTAGTTTTGTTCCGTCTAAACTAGTCCAATCTCCCTCCTCATACTCAAACTCACCTCTAGCATATTTGCTAACAGGATAGTGTGGTATGTTAGGTTCATCAACTGAAACATAGAAGTATGGTCTAAACGATACTTCTTCACTTTTCTTTACTCCGTTTTCTCTCCAAGATTTATATATTACATTTCCATTTTTATTACTAATTATCATTTATATTCCTCAATTTGCTAAGTGCGGTGCTTTAATTATCAATTTGTTTTCCGACATAATTAACATCGGGAAATCATCTTTGACATAGAAGTTTAACATTTCATTGTCAAATAATACATGAAGTGGGCTAGAGAAATCTAGCGTTGCTGATTCTCCAATGTTACCTTCTAACTCAATAGAAGTTTCAAACTTGTTTGTATTATTAGTAGCACTAGACATAGATAACTTATTCTTATCATGTTCATAGTTAAGGTGATAAACACCACTACCGATTAACTCACAAAGTTTCATAGTCTCACTAAATGTATTAGAGTCTAACTGAAATGCACCTTCAAACTTTGATTTGTTAAACTCGAATAGAGTTTCTAGGTTTTCTTCAAAGCGTGTGTCTATTACATACTGACCCATGCGATTAATAGCATCCATGTTTGGATGATTAACAATAACAGGCTGTGTAACTTTACTACTACCATTTGTCATAGTAATGATATCATTGCTGTTTATCTCTACATCACCACTAAATTTCTTTAGATACTTTAGTAGTGTTTCTGTTTCTGCAACAAAGACACCATCTTCTTCACCATCAACTGTTAAATTAACTTTAACAATTAGTGAATTGATAGAATCAGCGTTCCACAAACTCAATGTATTGTTGTGTAGTCTAGCATAGAAATACTCTACTAAACTACCATTAGTAACACTCGCACCTTTCACATATTTTCCTTTCAATTGTATGTCTGTCAAAGACTTGACAAACTCTTTTGCATCTACTGTAAATTTCACTCTTCTTCCCTCCTGTTATTTTCATGATTTTTAATTCTCTTTAGAAAATATGAAACGCTAGGTTGGGTGACTCCATACATTTCAGCAATTTTTGTTTGAGTCCATCCCATTTCGAGTAATGAGAGGACACGATATGCATGGTCAATTGTTAATCTTCTAGGTTTTCTGTTTATGTCAGTCCTTGTAATGCGAGCATGTAAGTCCCCTACTGCTAAATTTAGTCGCTTGACTTCTGCGAGTAGGTTCGTTACTATATCTCCAAGCGTTTCACCTTCAAACTCTTCAGGTTTCATATTGCTCCCTCTCTTAATTCCTTTAGTCCATTCCATGTAATGTTAGGTGGTGTTCCTTGTCTTACTGTCCATTTAGAACCAACAACTTTACCATTAGTTCTACTGCCTAACAATTCAGCAAAGAAATGTAATTCTCCCTTAATCATTTTCTTAGAACAGTAAATCTCTTGTTCAAGTTTACCTCCCCATTCTTTCCACATTGGTTGCATACCAACAGGAACATTATCCATGTATTTTTCAGTCTCATGAGTAATGAAGATTACATCACATTCTAAATTATAGATTGTCTCTAGTAGATAATAGAAAGCCTTGTTTCTATTACCATACTGGAACGGCATAATCTTAGTTACAACTCTAGGGTTGGGGTTTACCTTTAACATACAAGCATCTAACCATGTATCTACACCATCAATAACAAAGATAGGCTTTTCGCCATTTGTAATTGATTCTTTAGCGTGGTTGATAAATTGTAGTGACCTAGATTCACTTTCATTAATATCAATAATATTATCTTTAGTCATAACAATTGGACAGAATACTTCTATTCTTTCTGTAGCATCATGGTGTTGATACCATGTAGATTCTACGCCTCTATCCCAATCAAGAACAAATATCTTTCTATTGGGGAAGTCTAACGCTAATCCGGTCTTACCCGTCTTAGGTTCACCCCAAATACCTAATACCAATCTTGGTTGTCTATTCTCTCTTTTCTGCTTCAGCAGTTCCTTAAAATTTATTTTCTCTTTTCTAAAAGTCATACAATTCACCTATTTCTTTTTTATCTATCTTTATTTCTTTTCCTTTTATTTTGCCCCAAGCATTAATTATGTCACATAATTCATCACGACTATCACAAATATATCTTGTGTCTTTATCGCCAATATGTAACTTAACCCAATAACTATCGGCTAATTTTACATTTTTATTCCATGTTAAGAACTCAACTTCATTTAAATCAATAATGAAACTACCGTTCTTTAACAAGAATTTATTTTCAATTAATCCTTTTCTTATCATTTTTATTCCTCTAATATAGGCTTCGCACCTATTTGAGCATCAATCTTTTTCCACAAGTTCACACTTACACTTGTTATGCAAGAGGGACAAGCAAGCAAGCAAACCCCCTTTGGAAATCAATCAAAACCAATCAAGGTCTTCATCCTCTACGCCTTCTTCTTCAGCGATAGGATTACCTACTGATTCTTCTACTAGTAAACCACTAGTGTTGATTGTGATAGGTTCTGACTCGCCATCAATGATTCTTTGAGATGTTCTACCAACAACAAGAACCTTCGAACCAATACCAAAGTTGATATTAATATGTTCGGGAATCCAACAAGTTGTTGCTAAATCTCCATCATCGTCTTCTGTTAAAGCCATATCTGCATGCCTATCAGTAATAGAAATAATCCTATTACCGTTAGCAGTCGGAGTCATTCTTTGATTAACAACAGTTCCTTCAACAATAGCGAATCTATCCTTTGTTTGTTCCATCTGTTGTGTTTGATGTAGTCTATCCAAGTCCACTAATTCTGTGCCGTTCTTAGGATAATTCTCGAACAAACAAGATGCAAAGTCAAACGATGTCATATCTCGATAATCACTGTTATCGGGGTTTACATCAGCATTTCTAACTAATGATAGTTTAGTAGCATCTGTCATACCATACAGGCTTGAACCATCGTCACTAGGAATAGCCTTGAAGTGAACCCAATCAAAAGTATCGGGTGCAAAATCTACTCCGCCTTGATTCTTGTAAGAGAAATAGTAAGACTTCATATCAGCACCATCAATGCTACCAAAGAAAACACCGTTTCTTCTAAACTCATTAACTGGTAGTGGCTTACCATATCTTTTGTTTTCAGCCCCGCTAGGATAGGCAGGTAGTGGGTCTAATGGAATAATTACACTTCCATCCTCTAACTCTTCTGCACTCACTACCAAAGTCTTAGCAACCTTTTCTTGATAGTCGCCTTTGTAATATCTAGCAATTGTATAAGTCTCATCGTCGTTTTCTGTAACAACTGCTACAAGACCTTCATGCAAGGCTTTGTCATTATCTCTTAGATATTCTTCTTTAGCCTTGTTTCTGCTCCAACTCATCATGTCTCTAGGAGATTCTAATGATACAAAGAAACCGAATGCGCTTTTTACTAGAGTGTTAGAACCACTATTATTGTTAGTGGTTGTTCTCTTCATATTACCTCGCACATAGTTTCTTAGTAGAGAAACAGCGATATCGCTATTTACATCTACACCATTTTCTTTACAAATGTCTACATACTTATCTACCAATTCTTCGGTAGTAATAGACAAATGCCCTGCTCCTATTTTTATTTCTTTCATTATTTCTTCATTTATGTTTTCCATATTTTTTCCTCCTGTTCATATTTGTCCTACCATCCATGATATTATCACTTTAGGGGTCATGGTAGTAGAACGATATTCTGTTTCCCCTATTATCCTAAGAAGTTTAAACTTCTCTTTGGACTCTAATCCCTCTGCCGCTAAGACAGAATTGTGTAACGCTAGACATATTTCCTTCACGCTTCTTCCTCCATACAAAATGTCATGTAATTTATCCAATGTTTCATTTGGTTTTTTATTAAGTATTAAATTTAGTATTTCATCGAACTCTTTTAATGAATCCTGCACCTGTTTTCTTAGCGTGAAATTAGAGGCTTTAGCCGCTTGAATCTCGGTTATTGCCCTGCGTAAATCACCATCTAAATCATATATAAAGCGAGCCAAATCTTCGTCTGCGAAGCCTTCGACCTGTTCTTTATCGAGAATGTTTTTGATAACTTCAAGAACTATCTCATTCTTTAGTGGATTGAATCTATAATTAGCACATCTACTTTGAAGCGGGAAGATTATTCTTGACTTATCATTACAAGTAATGATGAATCTAATATTGTTAGCGTATCTTTCCATGATTCTCTTCAAGGCATTTTGAGCATCACTAGTCATACCATCCATTTCGTCTAATAACATTATTCTAAATGGTGCATCACCCAATGTCCCGCTTTGTGCTACTTGTTTTATTGTAGTCCTAACAGTCTCTAGTCTTCTATCATCACTAGCATTTACTTCAAAGAAATTATCTTTGAAAGTATCACCTAGCATAGACTTAGCAAGTGCAATAGCCGCACCCGTCTTACCTGTTCCTTGCATTCCATAAGCAAGAACATTAGGCATATTATTTTCTAATACCCATTGTTCTGCATCTAATACAAAATGCTCTTGTCCTGCAATATCACTTAATTTACTTGGTCTGTATTTTTCTGTCCATAACATTACAAAGCCTCCAACTTGG